CCCAAAAACTAACCATATCCGCAGCTCCGTGAACAGGAAGCTGTATTTTAATAGCTCCTGTAAGGGAACTAGAGCTTGTAGCAAACTGAGCCCCTCCAGGGTAAGGAATAAATCCACCTATGTTGCTGCGCTCAAAATATACTGCGTTATTGTTAGTAAACTTTAAGTCTCCAGTCATAGTGTCGCCAGTAACATTCACATAACGACCATCATGTGTATGGCTATCGTTAGCAACAGTTACAGGAACACTTACAGTCCAGTTGCCACTACCGTCTACAGAGGCAGAACCAGAGCCTGTAGCATCTCCTGTTAATGTGACCGTGTTAGTTCTAGCGGTAGTCCATTTATCTGCATTGGGGTGGTATGTATCGTGAAACACTCTCTCCCATGAGGTCATATTTCCTGCGTTTTTAGCTCTTAGGTATAGATCATTACTATGGAAGTCGTGATATTGTTGTACACCCCAAGAACTACTATCCCAACCCGCACTCAAAACTAGACCGTCGGCGGACCCTGAGGGAGCGTCTGTCGCTGTAGATACATCCCATATACGAATACTAGCTTTGTTAGTTTGAACTAAACCAGATCCATCGCCTGAGTGTCTTGGCCCAACCGTTACATACTGGTCATCTAATGCGCTGTTATTTAATGTGGTGGCAATAGACCATGTTTTGTTACCTGTACCATCTACCGACTGAGTAGCAGAGCCTGTAACTTGGCCAGTAAGGGTAACAGTATGTGAGCGAGCAGTCGTCCATTTGTCGGCATTTGGATGATAGTTGTCTGCGAATATTCGTTGCCCTGTGTTCCAAGTGGTTGCGTTCTGCCCTGCGTTCCAAATACGCATAGAGCCGTCTGATTTGTCCATAGTGATAGCATTTACGTTACCACCTGATGTATCAGAGTATGTATCAAGAACTAATAAATCTTGGTAGTTACTATTAGCTGAACCTGTCATACCCCCTAAAGAAGTAAAGAAAGGTTTTATAGCCTGAACGTTACCACCAATACCAGTTGTATTGGGCTTAACATCTCGGTCATCTGTTGAGTCTAACCTATGATGAAAATGCGAGTCATCACCAACAGTGGTGGAGAGAGACCAAGTCTTATTGCCAGTACCATCCACTGACTGTGTAGCAGAGCCGGTGACATCACCTGTAAGAGTTACGGTGTGAGAGCGAGCGGTAGTCCATTTGTCTGCGTTGGGGTGGTACGTGTCATGGAATACACGACTTGCACCCTCACTAGCGTAGAACTCACCATCTGTGATAACATCCATCTTTCCACTGTTGCCGTAGAAAGTGAACTTCGTGTTACCTGATGCAAATACGCTTTGTGCTAAAGTTGTGTATGAACTTCCTGTGCCACCTGTCCAAGTTCCACCACCCACAATATAATTAGCGTCGCTGTGATTTCCCCATCCGTAGGCAGTGTCCCAATTCAAGTCTTTACGTGTACCGCCAATTCTAAAGCCACCACTTGCACCGCTAGATGCAGATACATAACCATAGGATGCTGTGACATGCCCGTAAGCAACTAAATCGCCACCTACGCCAGTTGCGATATCGCCGTTATTTCCAGTGGTTAATCCACCGTTAAAGTAACCTGCACCAGTATCAAGTGCTATAGTTGCAGTAGTTGTTCCACCTGACCTATACTGAATTTTATCTGGATTTCCCTCATCGTAGAATATACCCCAATCATCATATTGACCAGATACACACCAGATAGTTGCATCAGGTGCGCCTGTTAATGCGCCTCGTAGACTACCTGTGAAAGTAGGCGCGGTCACATTCCCTGTAAACGTATCCCCTGTTATTTGTGCATATCTAAGGTCTGATACAGTCTTGGTGTAATATCTACTATCACCCTCTGTTTGCGTTAAATATTCACTTGGTATACTTGTTATATAACCTGCACTAGCATGATTGCCCCATCCATGAGCGATATCCCAGTTACTAATATTTAGATTTGAGCCTGTGACATTACCTGTAGAAGTTATAGAGTCTGCTATAATATCGGCTTTTCTTTTGCTTGCGTTTACTGTTGCCATTATATTTTTCTTCCTCTTAACTTAAACCTAGATACTTTAGTTGGAATGTCATCATCCATTAAACCATTATACAAAGAGCCGTATGTAACATAATCAACTGCATTTGACATCTTGTAGGGTGCTTTATTTTCAAACCCTGTAGCTAAGTATTTTACCTTTAATATTGATCCAGTGGAACTAAATGTGTGTGTACCTAATCCTGAATTATATGATTCCCATGTCTGCCCGTTGTTATTAGAAACGAAGTAACTTAGGGAGCATCCAGAGGGAATTAAGTGATCGTTGAAATGCAATGTACAGTGATCTATATTTGCAGAGTTATCTAATGTAAAAGTACCAAACTCTATAGACCAGTTTCCTATAAGCCCATTACCTATACTATTTGGCCACACTCTAAATCCATGGCCATCATAACCATAGCCAACCTTAACCCAGTATTTAGTGCCGTTGGAACTAGACATGCAAAATACAGGTGAACCATAATCAGCTCTGTAACTCCTACCCCTGCCTAGTGTAGTTGTATCCTCGGTTACGTTGTTAAATCTGTATACACCCACGATTCTACTATTATCGTAATCCAACCAACCACAAAGCATGTTCCTACCACGATCTTCACTAGTAACGTGAAAGTCCTGATGAACTGGATGCTTATCGTAGCTATCCCCATCAAAGCCTTGGTTCTTAGTTCCTGCTCTAAATAACGCTCCGTACCTCTGACCTAAGTCACTATTTTCAGTGTAGAATTGTTTTATAACGACAGCGTTACTTCCTGAGAAACAAGGATCAATATCAACATAAGCGTGTCTAGAAGAACACCCTATAGTTACTTTATTTGGATAATTTACAGGGTCAGGTACAAACAATCCAGTTTCATAAGAATCATCACCAAGCCCTATATCCCCCATATCACACCAAACACATTTAGGATTTGCTGTACTGGCATTGGTTATCACCATGCAATTACCATTATAGTAACTACAGTAGTAAACTCTATCGTTAACCTCATCATAGAATAAAGAATATCTATAACCATTCCTATCAATAGTCCTAGCACCTGAGTGGATATAAGATGCGTTTGTCCCATCTATTAACTCCTCAGTACTATTTACCCAGTTTCTTCTAGGGAATTTCTTATAGTGAGTTGCATCGTAATCACCAACGTACAGCCAGTCTCCTGCTGTAACCAAACCATTGGTGTAATATGTTCCCATTCTATCTATGTTAGCACCGTTACTAAAAACGTATCGGCTTGGTGGTCTATTGTTCACTACAGTAGTTCCACCAGATTTAACATTAGAGTAATCAATGAGGCTATACCCATTCACATTATATGACATTATTATGCACTGACTGGTTGGCTTGTGTATTGCTATACCATGCATGTGGTTATATGTAGAGGTAGTGTCACGATATAAAGCATTAGTATTGTGATGTAACTTTGTCATTGTGCCATCATTGTTTAGTCGTCTAATGGCAAACCCATCACCCCACCCGACAGTTAATAGTAAATCACCATCAACTTCATACGAGTTCTGACCGATGACTCTGTCACCACCATCATATTCACCACTACCACTACTAACTATAGTGTTGCTCATGCCACGTTTCCATGCAGGTATTATGGCAATCTGTCCCTCATAGTCTGACATCAGTGCGCCAGTTATGCTCTGGACTTTACTTCTTGTGAGTTTAGATCCCTTAATCATATTTTAGAATCTCCTGCTCACATGTATCTATTTCTTGTTTTAATAATTTTATTTGAATGTCGTTAGGCTCAGGGCTACTAAACTCTTGTTCTAATGCTTCTTTGAACTGTGCAATGCAGTCTGTCCAGTATTGTAAAGTATCCATTATCCCTCCACGACCTCAACCCAGAATTGATGATAGTCATCTCTATTTGCTGAATTTATATTATGTGTATAACTACCTCTATTACCTGAGTAAACTAGTGAGGCATTAGCTCTAGAAGTTCCAGATGATAAAGTATCTGTATCTAAGTATATTTCTATGTGATCTACAAAACGACTATCAGGTATATCATAAGATACGCTAAAAACATTTATATCAGGTATAACCTGTAAGTTTGCAACATCTAATGTAGGTAATGTAAAATCTTTAGTTGTAGTGGCAGGTGTACTATAAGCACCCATCTTAACCGCATAGACCCTATAACTAATCGTTCCAGACCCAGTAAAGGTAGAGTCAATAAATGACATACTAGAAGCAATATCTGTCAATGGTATTACACCAATTAAAGAGTATGATGAACCCCCATTATCACTCCACACCTCGTACCTATCAGTATCTGATGTTGAAGATTCTGAGAATACTATCTCTATAGTTTCGCCAACTATAGTTGTTGAGGTTACTGACGGTGGTAGTGGCGCTTCAACACTGGCACTGTTTATTACAGGGTAAGTAATGGTTGTTGTAGGTTCAGTGCTTTGAGTGGCAAACATGTTGCTAAATGTTCTTGAAAAATCACCTATGTATACAGGAGCAGCAACAATATGTAATGCTGAGTACCTTTCGTCAGCTTCAATCCAGAGTTTGTGATGAGGGATTCCATTTCCATCAACTAAGTCACGCTCTAGCTTAAACTCAAAGTTACCTGCGTTTGCTTGATTCTGGTCTGCCTCGAGGTTAGCGACAACTTGTACTGTAATTTCGTTACCAGATGGAGGTTGTCCAAAAGCGTTCTTAATGTTGACATAGACAGTATAGTGTACAAACTTACCAGCTTTTGTAAAATCTTCGTATCCGTAAACTTCGAATACATAGTAATCTCTACCAATATTACCGTTATACGCTGGGAAGTCAAATGAAGTCCATGTAGCGCCTGTCCCGCTGTTTGAGTGTGTGTAGACTGAGTGCGCTGAATCTGCTACTAAACCGTATCGACTATCTAAAGTGCTTAATGTAGTTGCAAGATACCCTGCACTAGCATGGTTACCCCACCCATGAGCAGTGTTCCAATTAGATATAGTGGTAGATGTAATATCACCGCTTGATGTACTATCTGAATTATAAACCCTTACAATGCCAGTGCTAGGTCTAAAGTCTACATCTCCAGAAAGTGTTCCTATATTTATATCCAAACTACCAAGTATTTCATTAGGATCAAAAGCTAAAACCTGATTACCATCTGTTACTTTGAAATATCCGTTAGCTGTATTAGATAAGCCTATAGTTCCACTATGCTGTACGGTCACTGCGCCAGTAAACGTATCACCTGCTTTATTTGCTTTATTTCCAAGGCTTGTGGCAGTAGTAGTGGCAAAGTTTGGATCATCACCTAGTGCAGCAGCTAACTCGTTAAGCGTGTTTAGTGTAGTTGGTGCGGTGTCTACTAGATTACTTACAGCAGTATCAACATAAGACTCTGTAGCATAGCTCGACAGATCGGCAGGTTTGAATGTAAACGTGCCATTATCATCGTAACTTAGAGAACCACCACCGCTTGCTGTACCTGTAGTAACTGAAAGTCCTGCTGTAAAACCTGCTTCATTTACCTCTAATTTTAAAGGCACTGTGGCAGAATAATTATCACCAACATTATCAATAAATGCTCGGTAATCGTATATATCAGTGGCTGGATCGTCTAAATGGGTAATATTAATGTATATGCCATTATAATAAACAGTGCCATAAGACAACGCATAGTCTCCACCGTTAATTCCAGTTTCGCCTGCATTTACAGTTTTAATGGTTTCCCAAACACCGTCTGGGTTGGTTCTACGCTGTAGTTTTATTGTTAAAGTGTTGTCATCTGGAACTAATGCAGGACTAGCAAAGTTAGCCGTCCAAGTTTTAGATCCCACTAAACTTAATTCTACGTTAGTGCCGTTTACGTGATTAAATCCTATTACTAATGGATAGGCTATAGAACTAGCAGAAAATTCCGCATCATCTTCTTTATAGTCACCTGCTGAAGAAAGAGTGTATGATGATACGCGCTCATCTATAAGGTTAGTTACAGACTCACCTAGATTGCTTGCTCCTATAGCGCCAATGTTACTACCTGCCCAATCTATAGGAACAGATAAAGTACCTGTTACAGTGGCATCTTCAACATCTAAACTTTCGGCTGTGATATTACCATCAATGACCGCGCCAGTGGCACTTAATACACCACTCGTGTCTACATTGAAGTTACCACTGCCTAAGTTGAATGTGCCTGCTGTAACCGCACCAAGCGCAGTTATACTGTCAGTTACAAGCATACTGCCGTTGATTAATGCGCTAATTTGCGACCAAGCGGTATTCTGATACTGATAATTTTTAGTATTACCGCTAGTATCTTCTACAAGTAAAATATCACCTGTTACAGGGAATCGCTTAAAAGCAGTTATAAAGTCAGCGTTACTAGGTGCGTTTGTGTTTGTTCTGCCAGTTAGTTTCCACCACTGTGGTGTTTCAACATCTTCTGGCGCAGGACTCCATTCTGTTGCTTTTGTGCCGTATTCTAATTTTACATTAGATACGTAAATCATGACGTTACCTGAAACAAGCAAGTCAATAAATCCATAATATGGATTGCCAAGGTATGCAGTTACATTAGCATCTTCAATTTTGTATTGTTTCCAATCAGAGTTTATTGTAAACGCTGTTGAGTTTTGATCGCCTATATCAACACTTAAATTTAAATCAGATGCTAAAGGATTATCTGATGAATCATTCGCCTTTGCCCAAAATGATAATGAGTACTTACCTGTAGGTCGTTCTGTGCTTGTTCCATCCCAATTGTCAATCCTGTAATTAGCGTTGTTTCGTAGTAGTTTTCTAGCGTACTTATTGCCACCATAAACGCCATCAGTAGCAACTCCATCCATGCTAATAACAGATACTAAGTTTCTTCCACTGATAGTTATATCATCAATAGAATTATCAATATCCGACTGCTGTACCGCCCCACTAAATGTTGTCACACTTGGCGCTGTGCCTGTTAACTCATTCCACGCAACAGATGTTACAAAACCAGTGTCATTTGTTAGGTCTGATACATTAGATGGAATTGTTGGCGTATCTGTAACACTTCCATAACCAATAGTAAGGTTTGATATTGTTACATCGTTAGCATTTAGCGTTCCTGTTGTAATATCACTGGCTGATAGTGAGCCTGTTACAATCATCGAGCCGTCAATATACTCTGTAACTTCTGTCCAATCTGGCACTTCGGCAGGTGATACAGTCTTGTAAACATACGCCTTAGTGTTTGTTACTGTTTCAACCGTGTAAGACACCACAACAAAATCATTCTCTATCGGGTCACGTCCGACTGCTGTGTTGAACTCTGTATCTGTTGGTGCGTTACTATCAGATAGAGTTAGGTATGCCGTTGTAGCGACTTCTGGAATCGTTGGTGTATTGCCTACATCACTATAGTTTATTGAGCCAGTAGTGGCTGACTCAGGGCCTGTATAGCTCCCTGTGTTACCAGTTCTATCTACTGGGGCAACCCAAAAATATTTAGTGGTAGAATAGCTATTAACATCATAAATATAACTATTAGTTCTTACCTGGGCAAAAACGTTGGCAGGTTCTACATTATTATCGCTTACCTTTATATTTACCAGGTCAAAGTCTGCATCTGTAGGGTTAGTCCAGGATAGGCTAATACTCTGCAATCCACCAGTTGCTGAAAGACCAGTGATATCACCTGGAGCTGTTGTATCTGCGATAGTGGCTACAGGCGTAACTGTAAAGCCATCTGATACTGAGCTAGCACCATTTACAGCCTTAACTACAAAACCGTACTGAGCATCAGTGTCTGTGACTATGTATCTAGCTTTATTCGCTCGCGTAGTGATTGTTTCTATGTTATTTGTCGTTACTGTTCCGACTTTCTTTGTAACCTCAACATTATACTCACTTACTAAGGCGTCATCTGGAGCATCCCACTCAAAATCCAGGTAATACTGAGTAGTACCATCTGTTAGCACTTGCGCTCCTGCTGTGGCGCTTGCATTTGTTACAGGCTCAACAAATGATGGATTTGGTAAGGTTGTCTCTGGCTGGTCATCTTCTTGTGTACTTACAACCCAGGGGTAAATCTGGCTGTCGTATTCTTGTAATGTTAAACCTACCTGGCCATCAACTGATAACTGCATAGACATAATTCTAAATGACTTTTCAGCGCCATCTGTCCAGCCCATTGACTCGTTTTCTAGCTTGATTACATCACCAACAGCGTACTGTAGCGCCTCTGATGTACAGATAATACTAACCATCATACTGGTCGAGCGTGAACTTAAAACGATAACCCTGGCAAGCTCTCTGGCTTGATAAAAGTTAGTGACAGTATCTAAAGTTATTTCTTTGCTAAGTATCTGGTTGTTATCTTCTGCTAAAAACTGTGCTTCCTCGGCTGAGTTTGCCGCTGGATAAATTACGTGATCCTTTTCCCATCTCTTATAAGGATTAACAAATACCACTTTAGCCTGGTTTAGCTTTTTATCCTTACTCGTTGATTTTATGCTTATGTCTTTTGTTACAATATCACTCGTAATTGTGCCTACACTTTCCTCATCCTTATCAATCAGGATAGAGTATTTACCCTCAGTATATGGCATGATTCCACGCATAGCTGTGAGTATCTTTTGCGTGTTTTTAAATATAGTCTTAGAGGTATCTATAACTGCGTTTAGACTAAATACATTTACCTGTGGGCCATTAGTATAAGAGTCTTTCGGGGTTGCACAAAAGCTCGCCGCCGCTATAAAAGCATCATCATCAATAGCGCTATCTGGTAAGCCTTTGCCGTATCTAGTGTTGGTTAGGTAGTCACGCAAACATAGTGCTGGGTTATCTGACCACTCAGTGATACCAGTATCAGGGTTATATACTCTACGCCCTTTTACTTCACAGCGTATCTCTGGAATAGAGGTCATACCTTTGTCTTGATGATAGCGAACAACCATAGCAACATAAGCGACACCATTTAACTTGTGTGCGCTTGTCCATGAGTCGTCAGGGCCTTGGCCGCCTATATCATTAAATAGCGTTGTACAGGCTGTCTGGGACTCTGTGCCTGTGAATGTCTGATACCAGATAATATTTTTGTAATCACCTGTTGTGACTTTCTTATATGGCTTACCTGATACTGCTGAACCAGTTTGGATCTTGTCATTGACGTATATTTTATCAATAGACTCAACTTCACCCTCTGATAGGGCTAAAACAATATACATATACTGGTTCTTTTTATTGCCACCAGTAGATACAAATGCGCGTGTACCGCCTACTAAGCGTTTACCGTATATTACAGGTATATTTGCAACGTTTGAGCTTTTATTTAGTAGCTGGCCCTCGTACTCATCCTCATCAGGGATACCAAGCATCCAACTGAAAACATCACCAATAGCACTAAAGATGTCCTCAGCGAACCCAAATACTTTACTAAATAAACCCATTACGCTTTACCCCACTTTAGATCTCTAATGCTATTAGCCGCATACTGAAAACCTAAATCCCCAGGAAAATGATACTGCTGACTATTGTTATTTGTCACTCTACCACTTGTTCTCTCAAAATCAGCCCAGTGTGATGCAACTGATAAGACCATTGTAGCTGTGTCATCTTCTTCTGTCACTTCGTACTCTGTAATTTGGCCATCAAATGTAATAAATGTTTCTAGTACTTGGCCATTATCATCTAAGAACGCACGTCTAACTCTAACCGTTCTATTAATCCAGTTTCCAGTAAGAAATAACGCAATAAATGTCTGGTCAACGGCTGTAAGCTCAATATCGACTGAGCCCACACGTAAATCGGTTGATTCTTTGGTAGCATCTAGCTCTAATAGGTAGCCATTAGCCAGGTAGGTATCCCCATCAAATGGAACATCATAACCGTTATCAGTCAAGTACTGTGGAGTAGGTAGGTCAATCTCTAAAAGGTGGCACGTTTCAACTGCGTTCTGTGAGATTTGGTTAATTGTGGATGCGTTAAGTTGCCTGGTCATTAGATAGCCTCTATTAAGTCAACCTCAAACTGATAGCGGTCATATCCGCTAAGCTCGAACTCTTGTACATCGTTATCTAAACGCATTTTAAAAGGTACGTTGTTATATATAACTAAAGTGTTATCTGCCACAGCCTCTCTTAATCTAGGCTCTATTAGTAACGCTCCTGCCTGAGTTCTGTCTGATTTTACCATGTAAACCTTATCATGGTTATTGAATTTAATAAAATCACCTGCCTTAATCGTTCCATTAAAGCCATCAACTAAAACGCTATTCTCACCTATATCATGGATACCAGCCGTCAACATGTTGCCACTAGGATTACCTCTACTCGATGATATAACTGGTGGAGTTACACTAAACTCACCTAGCTGGCCCTCCTGGGACACACAGAAAGCGTACACAGGCATAAACTCGCTACGTGTAAGGTTGTTGTAGCCTGCTGTAAATTTCCATTGCTGAGCGCCTATTGAGCGCACTTGTCTGCGTCCACTTCTAGCCTCTGTTACATAGTTTTTATGTACGCTTTGTAAATTTATTGCGCTAAATTCTGGATCTGCTGGATAACTCATACAATAGCCCTCTTACCTTTATCCGCTAAGGCTTTATTAATCATACTTACAATAGAACCTCTACGAGACGCTAGTAACTGGTCAAAGCCTTTGGTATCATTAGCCTGTATATTAAAGCTAATATTCGCATTTGTCACTGACTGCTGAGGCTGTCCGCCTCCTAGCGCTTCATTTGGTGTAATTCTACCATTACCACCCATAGTCAGTATCTCAGGGCCTCGCTCACCTACAACATAAGACTCACCACCTAACACCTGACCACCAAGCGCACGACCACCAATAGTAGCCCCTGTCATAGCTAAAGCCCCGACTGCCGCCGCTAGTGGCTGGGTTACAGCTAAAGCCGTACCCATAGCCGCTGGTGCTAGAGCTGGGCCTATAATAGGGATAGCCGCCGTAGATGCAAAGGCGTTCAAACCAGCCTGCAATGACATAGCCTGCGCCTGGAAACCTTGACCAGTTGCCGCCGCTACTGCGCTAGTTCTAGCAAAGCTATCAATAGCTAACTGTGAGACAATGTATTGAGCAACCATCTGACCTAGTGCATTAATAACACCGCCTAAGATAGCTCTACTTACATTCTGTAGTGCCTCCTCAGCGTTTATCTGACCAGTAGCAAACTGCTCAAAAGCATCACCTACAGAATATTGGAATGTTTGTAGTGCGCCTGCTGTAATATCTCTTAGGGCTACATCTACATTTTCCATATTGAATTGAACTTGTTGCATGTACATATCTAGGCTATCCATATTAGCCTGAGCCTCTGCCTGCGCTCGTCTTATACGTCTATCGGATAAATCCTGCAACTTGCCATCTCTCTCCATCTCTAGACCTAAGATAGCATCATTGTAGGCCTGTGCATTAGCCAGGTCACTATCTCTTTGTGATTGTAGCTCTGCTATACGTCTAGCGTATGAGTTTCTTATTTGCTGGTCTTGAGATAGCCTTTTGTCACCAAGCGCTAATAATGTCTGCAAAGAGGTCTTATTAGCGTCTGAGTTTTGGATAGTCTGTCTTAGCTCATCTCTCATCGCCTGTATATTTAGGTATCTATTCTGCAACGCTAAAGCCTGGTCAGCTGTCATGCCTGACTCAACAGCCTGCAAATAAACCTTTGCCGCCGCTAGGCTTATAGTTTCATCTTTAGCTCTCTTTAATGCCTTTTCTTCATCATCTAGGGCTTGAACAAGCGTATCTATCGCCGTTATGTTGTCACCCATTGTCTGGCTATTATCTTTAATAAATCCAGTTAGGTCGGCCTGTGCTTGATTGATAAGTTTTAGCTTATCCTCTGCACTGATAGCCTTAGATGATATGTCAATTAAGTTAGATGCGAATGTTTGAAAAGCATCAGCAGAGTCACCCTTTAATTGAGCGCCTAATGTAGATGCTGTTTGTGCTAATGTATCAATGTTATCAACTGAGTCATCTGTTTTAAAGTCAGATACAGCTGTAGCAAACTCAATAGCCTGCTCTCTAGTGAGGCCAAATATTCTGGTTAAACTGCTAATAGTGCCTCTCAGGTCATTGACTGCATTAACACCGCCAGCGCCAAAGTTATCCACAGCAGATGACGTATCAATAACATCATTGGCTAAATCCTGGGCTGATATACCCAGTCTATCCATATTAGAATTAAAGTCTTTTGATACGGTAGCCGCTGAGCCTAGAGTATTTGCTAACTCACTACCTACTGCATCAGATGCCGCCTCAATTGCCACCTCTACCTGTCTAGCGCTTTGTGCTAATTTAAGTAAAGCCATAGCCTCTGAGCGTTGAGCTATTTCTAGTATCTCATCTGATAGTGTTTGTGTGCTTGATGATGTGCGCTTAAATGTCTTATCTAGCAGGTCGGTAACTTCCTGCAATTCCTCAATAGATGATTTAGCTCTGCTGGTCTGGGGCATTAGCACTGAGCCAAGGGCCGCACCTATACCAATAACAGCACCTAACAAAGGAACGCCTAATATAAAGCCTAAATCCGCCGCCTGGACGCCTAGCGCTCGCATAGGATTGACACCTATAGCCATTTGGCCAGCCATTTGCTCTATCTGGATGCCAGCCATACCAGCTGTACGACCAAAATTACCAACAGAACCTGATGACTTAGATGCCTGTTTCTGCATCCCTTGTACTCGTTTCTCTGTATTGGCCGCCGTATCACCAAGGCCCTTTATATCAGATGTGGCTTTTTGTACGCCTCTCTGCTTTACCTCAACCGTAAGCTGTGCAACTTCTGCCATAGTATCACCTGTATTTAGCTAGTTTAATTATGGCACTCACTTCCCAAGCATCTAGCTGGTTTCCAGTTAATTCGCCATAGTGTTTTAATTCAGTATATGTATATTCTACCATAGAACCGTAAGCATCCCATAAATTAGTAAGCTCGGCTCTTAGTGAGGGGGCATTGATTAGCTCAGGCGGTGTTTTGCCTGTGGATTTTTCTACTTGCTTGAGTGTTTCATATCGGCTAATTTTAGATCCCTCTGGGCGCTGGTTCATATCAATAGCCCAGCGTCCAAAGGTTATAAACTCATCAATTAGCCCTTGATAAAATTTTCTTGCTTAGCAATGAAACCTATCAGCTGATTAACGATATTAGGGGAGTTCTCATATAGCTTTCTGGCGTTTGTCTTATTGTATTTGTATTCTTCGCCATCCTGAGTGATACCTTTCCAGCCTATAGTAATAGAGACTAAAGCATCTACATCCATAGAATCAAAGTCCAACTCTTTCTCCTTGCCTTGTGATTTAGCATTGAGAATATCAGCTGTCTGATTCTTTTTAGCCTTACGCCACTCTTTAGAGTCAGCACCCTTTATCTTGATAAACACATCAGTAGGCTTGTTTGAAACAGGACAGAGTACATTGTACTCCGCCCCAGCCTCATGCTTATCTACAGTAGTTAAGCCAGTTAGCTCCATGTTATGCACTCGCTCGTGTGATTACTAGGTTAGAATCATCCACAGAATCATATAAACCAACAAACTCCATAGCGATAGTTACAGCACCCTCTCCAGATACATCTGGTTGACCACTGTTATACTTAACATTACCTAGCTCAATAGTGTATGAGTTACCATCTAAATCAGTCAATGTAAGGCTGATGCTTGATGATGTTTCATTTAAGAACTTCTCATATAATGCTTTGCTTTCAAAGTAAGTGGTAAGCGTGCCAGTTAATCGTGATTTACCGATAGATGGACGGCTAGTAGTTTGTGAGCCAATGCTAAATAATGGCTCAATACCATTCTCAAGGCTTAACTCTAACGCTGTTACTGTCGCGATAGTAGAACCGCCCTCACTGATTGAGCCAGTGAATGAGTCAAATGGAGTATTACCTGAGTCAGTACCGTTAGTGCCTGTGGCTGATGTGGCAATAGTTAAATCTTTACCGATAACACCAAAAGTGGCAGTAACCATAGAGTTAGGTGATACTGATAGTGACATGGTGTTAATCTCACAGCCTGAATATCTGTGATATTCTGGGGTAGCTAAGTCACCAAACTTACGCTCAAATGTAAATGAACGGCGTGTAGTGCCTGCCTTAACAACATCTGAGGCCCAAGAGCCACACATGACCGCCTCTAATAAGTCATCAAATGCGCCAAATTCAAGCTCAGAGCTAACATCACCAGATACAGATTTGTTACCATGTCGAAAATCTTCAACCTGGCGGTCGCCTCGTAACTTCTCTGACTCAATAGCGTCTTTAGTAAGTGCTAAACTTGTTCCTGTATGTGGTAATACGCTCCATGATGGAGTTAATGGGGTTGTTCCGTAACTGGTTTCAGCTACGTATTGTAGTGAGTGCTGTGCGCCGTTTGCAATAGCCATAATTATCTTGCCTCTGTATAAGTTTGTAAATTAACTGTAACTGGCACGAAAAACCACGCACCATCTAAAAGGGCTGGAGCAATGCTAACACTAACAACCCTCAGCTTAACACCATTATAACTTATAACAGTGCCACGTTTAAAGTGATTAGCCACATCATCAGTGATAGCTGTTCTGCCACTACCTTTAGGAGTAACCACGTCAATTTGGTATATGATATTAGTAACATCAAGCCCAGTGCTACCCATACCAGCCTGTACGGTATCCGCTGGCACAAATGAGGGCCTCAAATAAGTATCAGTAGGCTCGTACTGTATATTTGGCCAGGCTATAGGCGCTACATTCAATGTATTTAAATGTGAGTCCAGCGCTGTCTGCATATCATTAAATGTTGTCATTTGTATTTCCTAGCCTCTTTATCAAACGCATCCTGGAACTTTGCTACTGACTTTCTCACCCAACCGCTAGGCGCTTGCTTACTGTAGCCGTACTCAAGTCTCATGATATACGGTAAATTATTAGTGATATGCAATGAGTCTCTAACATCCCAGGTTGAAACAGTCCTACTAACATCTGATAGACTTGCTTGCTCATCAGTTGCTGACCTTACGGCATTTGATGGTGATGATGCACTGGTAAACCAGTTACCTCTAGCTCTACCTGTATCTACAGGTGTTCCTATAACTATACTGTTAAACAGGTTTAAAGTTCCGCCTCTGATTACTTTCTCAGGTATCTTAGAAAAATTATCAATGGCTAACTTAAAATCACT